CCCCCCCCCGAAGATATCTCGCTGCTCATAACGATCCAGGATATACACATGCTTCCATTGGCCATTGAAGAAGAAGTATGCTCGGTCGCTCATGACTTCCTCCTGACCGCTGGCTCATCAGGGAATGGAATCTCTCGGCCCTTCTCATCCAGTAGACCGAGAGGGAAGTCGGCCAGCTTGCCTTCTGCCTTCAGCCACTGTCTTCGCTGTGCAGCAATCGATGCACCACGCTTATTCCGTTTGAAGTTTGCACCGCTGAGCTTGCCACCTTTGCGACCAGCAGACACCTTCTTCGGATCTTTTTCTTTTGTCTTCACCTCACACCTCCCATTGCCACAATCAGATTGATCATATGCTCTGGAAGCGACTTCATCGGATCGAGTCCTAGAGTATCGCATCCACACCTCTCGCATGATAATCGGACCTGGTGGCCTGTCTTATATTTCAAATAACCTGATCGAGCCTCTGACTTTGTGTCGTATGATACGAAGTCACAGCCTCTCGGAATACTGACCTCCTGCTGATTGCAGCAGTTGCCACACAAGACATCCAGCTTGTATCTAAGAGTCGGCATCCCCTTGATCTCCCTCCGCTGCACAGAAGAGGCAGGTCGCTCCCTCTGTGTATTTTGAAGCTCCACACTTCTCACACTTGAAGATCTCTCGGACCTTTGAGGCAGTCTCAATTTCCTCAGCAGTCATCAGCAAGATCTCCACCTGAGCGAATCTATCTGCTACAGCCAGCATTGCTCGGCCGAGCCAGGTATCAATGAATCGCTCCATGAATCGATTGGTAGTGACACCCTTGATCTCAATGGTGTACCGCCTTCTGAATGTTTTGTTCTTCGTCATTAGAAGATCCTCCGCTCAAGTTTGATGCCATCGATTTTGATCAGGTTCAGGAATGCCTGGAGCTCGATGACTATTGACTCCATTGCATATGCATCATAGTAGATTGTCTTGCCAGATACTGAGATCTTCAGCTCGGGGAATTTCTCCTGGAGCACCTTCTCAAGATCCTTCTTCTCGACTATGTTGGTCATACAATTTTCTCCTGCTCACCATTGTCGGTCCGCTGATCGGCAGGGATCTCTTCATCGCCAGCGATCACAGCTTCAGCTCGGGCCATAAGATCTCGCCACTGCTGCTCGGTCTTGATAGATTTTTGAGTGATCACTCCAGTGACATCCTTCAGCCAGCGGAGTTTGAATTGAGCCTTGATCGGCAATGATTCGTACATTCCCCATGCAGCCTCTTTGAATTCATCATCTACTGGGGGCAGTGGCTCGACCTCTTCTTCTGGCTCAGGATCTGCAGCAGGCTCTTCGACCTCAGCGGAATCTCCGCTGCCCTCATCTTCAGGGATCTCTGGCTCATTCGGATCGGTGATGTCTGGATGATCCTCAGTGCCTTCATTGTTTGGATCTTCTACCACTACAGCTTCCTCCTCTTTGCTAGATTTTTTTGAATCACTTTTTTGCTCAGGCATATTTGTTATGTTGCCATCAGCATCCATGTCGATGACCATACCATCCTGGCCGACTCGAGCATTGAGCTCATCAGGAGTGTAGACCAGCATGCCACTGAAGACATCTGGACAATAGGTCCTGACACCATTGCTAATACAGCGAGCGAACATCATGGCCTTCGGATAGGTCTTCCAGTTGTCTTTGCACATGCAGCCATCCTTCTCTTCATTCTGCTTCTTCCATTTGTTCCAGCGTTTGATCGGTCGGATGTTGTGCTTGAGCGGAGCTTCCTCACACTCAGGATCGAGCAGGCTTGCCATGCGAGCCTCATCGATGTCGAATGTCTCTGTGCCGATCTTGGTCCGCTTGCCTGATCGGATCTCGTAGAAGTCGATGGTACAGCCATCGAGCTCCTTCTTCTTAATGTCATAGTCATATCGACCAGAGCTTTTGACCATGCCTGCCATCGTGTTTGCCGACAGTGTGGCATTGCCTTCGATCACATGGACCGCTCGCATGGATGCGAATGGAGCAAGGCCGAGCTCCTGGCCTGCCATGATCTTTGTGATTGCCTTCGATGTGCGATCCATATCGCCACCGAACATTCCTGAAGCCACGAATGCTTTGCCGACCTGTTCGATCTCGGCATAGCTCAGTTGCTTCTTCACTACAAGCTGCGAATCTGCAGCAGGTTTTTGCTTCTCTCCCATAAGAGTTGCACCTCCTTCTGTACTATCATTGTACTGGTCTGCCTAGCACAATGTCAATACTTTTATGCTTATGAATTTATTGCTTGTGGATATCCCACCTATAATAGAGATAGAGTCCGCTTGAAGTTGCACCTCCGAGCGGACTCGCTTTTTTTATTTGAGCAGGTGAACAAAAAACTTGCCTGCTCCATTCCGATGATACTTCCTGGCCTTGTATGCCTGCTCCATGAATCGGGCCTTCCCGAGCTCATACAGCTTCTTGTAGAAGAATGGCTTGAAGTTCTGGTCATCGATCAGATCCCTGCAGTCTTCAATTATTGCATCGGCTTCTTTTGCACTCGGTTTATCTTTGACTATAGCTATAGAGTCTCTGTGAGAATTTCTTCTATAGCTATAGTCTTGAATGCGGTCGTGGACCATTGAGCCCACGCTAGATGTAGTACCCATAAAATTTGACACCTCCATAGAATCCCTGATACAATGAAGGTCGAATCTTTCACCATAGTGAATACGGACCTCCGACTGCAATCGGGGGTTTTGTTATTTGAAGGGATCGTATGCATCCGCTCCCAGTGAATCTTCCACCATTCAAAGTCTCTGTGTGTTTTTGAATGGTTGGACTTCCATTGTACACCACGCTCCGATGACCACGCAAGTCGCTCATGTTTGACTGTGGAATACTCAGTTTAATTCTGTGCATAACTCACAAAATAACAGAGGGCAGGGGTTGTCCACACTTGACTCGCTTGAGGATGGTCGTGATAAAATGGTCATGGCAATATAATCGGTGGTAGATATTTTGCGAATAACGAAGACAATCAAATTGCTGATAGTGGCCACATCAGCTCTCATCATAGGCTTCGGCTGTGTAGCAGCAGTCGATAACTTCAGACAGATCCAGCATACTCAGAGAGAGATTCAGAGACTGGAGTCTGAGCGACAAGACCTGCACAAAAAAACTGAACAGCTAGAGCAGGAGAAGCACAAGAATCTCAAGCAGATCGAGGACCAGAAGAAGACTGAAGATCAGCTCAAGCAAGAGATCGAGAAGCTCCAGGCTGCGAAGGCAGAGAAGGCAAGGCTTGCTGCACTGACAGCAAGTCCGAAGGCATTTGCAGCAGAGCCTGTGAAGGCCAGTGGATCATGTGCCGACTGGATGGCTGCTGCTGGAATACCGCTCACGAATGCGACAAATACTCTTATCCTGAAGGAGAGCGGTTGTAGTCCTACTGCAGTCAATCCGAGCTCAGGAGCTTGTGGTATTCCTCAAGCACTGCCATGCAGCAAGATCTCGCATTGCGGTACAGAGCCTGTGTGTCAGCTCAAATGGATGGACCAGTATGTGAAGGGCAGGTATGGCACTTGGGAATCTGCACTGTCTACATGGTACTCACGATCGCCACACTGGTATTAGTTACCGAGTGAGGATTTTTTTGATCTTATACAGAATGAATTGATTGCGATTGCGGAGTCTGCCACCCTCCCATACAGGAAGGAATTCGCCAGGCTTGTATCCGTATATTGTTTGTTCGTATTTTTGTATTATGTATTGCATAACAGTATTATGATAGCACACTCGGCTTCGTTTGTCAATACTTCACAATGATCCGAGATCTTCTTCAAGCGTCTTGGTCTCGGCCCTCACATACCAGTCCTCTGTGCTGGCATCAGGAATCGGATCGAATTGATATGGATAGTCATGCTCCATTAGGCTGTCCATGAAGCCCTGTGTGACTCGTATGCCCTGCAGATCGCCACTATCGTGTCGATACTCCACATGATTCAAGTGAGCCCACCGATCCCCGAAGAGCCTGATCCTGGTGTTGAGGTATGTGAATTGATAAACCTCATCACCCATCTGGACCTCCACCACAGGTGTAGACCAGACAGGCTCGCCATTCTCGAAGCTCATGCTCTCCATATAATTATTGTGCTATAAAAAGCGACAAGCCATAGCTCGGTGGTATTCGGCAGCTATGGCTTTATCTGAATGAATAATAGAGTCGGAGTATCTTCTTTGTCAAATATAAAAGTGGAGCTCGGGGTTTTTAGTCTCACCCGAAGATGATACCTCCCTTGCTCCACCTCACAGATTCATACTACCAGCTCAGGCTGTCTTTGTGAATATCTGCTTGAGTGTGACCAGTACGATATTGATGATCGGTGTCAGTGGCCCGAAGAGCTCAGGCTGATCAGCGATCAGTGTGATCAAGTATGATATCACAGCAGAGAGCCCGATATACAGAGCTGCCTTGCCGATCTTCGCTGCTTGATCCTTATCAATTTTTGATGGTTGCATAATGCCTCCTATTACTTATTGAATCCACTGAAGATGCTGGACAGGAAGTCCACGATCTTCTTCACAATAGCTTCCAGAGCTGATAGCCTGGTCTCGATATCGCCATTGCCAGGCACAGTCGGATCGGTATCGATTGGCTTCGGAGGTACTGTCTCAGGTGGCACGACAGGAGCTTCAGGGATCTCCATCATCTTGCTCGACAATACACCCCAGTTCTTCTTGCTATCCCGAGCCCATTTGCTGCGGAGATAGATCTTGCCATCGGTGTTTGTCAGCTTCTCCACGAGATCGATGTCTGTGCCTGCTTTGATTGTCTCACCGACATCTGCCTTTGCATCCAGGTCATAGACCTTCAGATCGACTGCAGCTCGCATCTTGCGAGGATTCTCCAGTGCTACCCACACAGGCTTGACAGGTACTGGAGGCTGAGTCGGAGCTGGCACATAGTCAGCACAGTCCTTGATATTGAAGCCATGAGTGGCTCTGATGCTGCCATTATTGTATGAATAGGCAGTCATGTAGTACTCGCCACCGAGAGCATTCTTTGCTACAGCCACCACATCGATCAGCTCATTGACACCATAGGTCTTCACGCTCTGAGCTTTGGACCAGTCGCTGAAGTTAAAATTCCAGAGGTTAGCAGTACGGATCAGCTTGATTCGCTTCGGTGTGATCTTCCTGTATGTGATACCGACTGGAGCAGGTGTCGGCTTCGGAGCATTCTCGGCTGCGATGCGAGCCTTCGCTTTATTCCAGCAGGCTGCAGCATATCCCTTATCCTTGAGATCTGCAGGGCAGAGTGTGCTCTTGTCTGACACATCTTTGTGGAAGGTCAGGACCAGTCCTGGCCAGATCTTCAGACACTGGTACATCACCTCTGTCAGATTGTTGAGAGTGGCTTGATCATAGTATCCATTCCGCCAGTCACCCCTCACCTCACAGGTCAGAGATTCCTGGTTGCTTGGCCAGTTGCCATTCGTATATGGAGTGTCGTCAGTATCGACATATTGCTCTCTCACCGAGCCAGACACATAGAAGGTACTCGAAGCACCCCGAGCTGGATCACCCCACAAGTAGCGGAGAGTCTGCTCCCATCCTGCCGAGTGGTGGACTGTGAAGCAGCGGATCGCTCGACCACGCCCCTTCTGATAATTCCCTGCTGCTGCTTGGAAGTATCCTGTTATATTTGGTAGTCGCATGATTGCACCTCCTTATTTTGTAAAATACGATTGAATCAAAATTGCCATAATAGCACCGAGTACTGCAGACAAAATTCCTGTGATTGCCACTGTCACTGAGTTCTTCAGTTTGACCTTCTCAAATTCTTTATTCAAAGTAGCAATCTCGATTGCAGTCGATTCTTTGAATTCAGAGAATTGAGTGTGGTTCACAACAGTTGGCATCACTTGATCGAATTTGTGTTGCAAGTCTTTGACTCCTTCGATCACTGTGTCCATCTTTGTTTCTACTGCCACAAGCCTCTCCAGCTCCGTCTTTGCCATTTGTTCTTGTTGCTCCCTCATAGATAAATACAATAATGCTTATCCACCATCTATACTTATTGTGCCATATTTAGGCTATCCTGATAGTCTCTGGCTGCCGAGTCTCACGATCTTCAGGAGGGATGTGATTGCCACAGAGGTGGCACTGCCACATGTTGCCACCGATCAATCCACAGTAGAAGCAGCAGCGACACTTCCTGCAGGTGACTCGATAGCGATCCTGATCAGCACCACAGCGAGGGCAGACAAGGGTAGAGCAGATCTTCGGCTCTTGATTCTGAGGTACTTTGACATTGATCTCAGGACCTCTCAGCGGTCGCTTGAATACTGCTCGCTGCGACTTTGCACCGAGCTTCGGTACGATCACCGAATTCCGACTGTAGTGAATAGAGCGTCTATCTTCCATAGTTCTATTGTACCTGTGTTTAGATAATTTGGATGACTGACATTGAGGTTGTCCGACAGCCTGATCTCCACGAAAGTGAAGCCCTCGTCATCAGCAGGATCGAAGCCCCCCTCTTCATAGGCCACATTGTCATTCTTCAGTAGATGCGACAAGTCGATACCGATATCCACCCTGCGATTTGAGTCGGCCGACAGATTGAGATCTATTCTTCTCTGATAGTTGGCATCGGCTGTATCAAATAGCGGAATCTCATCCACAATACCGATCGACTGGACCACCCGATCCGCCACATCGATTGATGCATTGAATTGCAAAACAAAGTGAGTGTACAGTCGCTCGATAGTCAGAGCATCCTTCGGTGGTATCAGGTACATGAAGATCCTTCGGCCACATATTGAGTATGTGCCTATTGATGCGGTCTTCAGCGAGTATGGATATGGCTGCTGCTTGTTCTGTGATCCCATGTTATTGCCTCACCTGATAATTATGTTGCACGACTCGGAGATATTGAATGTCATCGATGTACTCCTGGTCAGAGACATAGAGCGAATCGGTCCAGTGGATATGCACATACATGATGCCAGACCAGTCGGAGTCGGTCGGCTGTGGCAGCTTATTGCCAGACACTTCGATGTCGAATGGTGGAGCTCCTGCGGTCTGCAGCAGATTCTGATCTCTCACCTCCTGATCGGTTAGCACACCATCATTGCTGAAGCCGAGATACCAGTCCACCTCAGTGCCGAGCACATAGCTATTGCTACAGAATCCTGCAGGGCCAGCATCAGGGTATAGCACCACACCGAAGAATTCTGGATTGCGAAGCAGGATCGAATCCTGTCTGGTGATGAATGGATTCATCTCAATACCGAAGCGGACCTGAGTATTGTTCTGGACCACAGCACAGCCACCACCTCCAGCTCCACCACAGTATAGATAGATGGCCCAGTCCTTCTTCTGCAGACTCTTCGGATAGCCTTGCTTGGCCGAATCAGATGTACCCATTATGCCAGCCCCATCTGCATTGTGCAGTCGATCTCAAATTTTGTGAAGGTATAGCCAGAGCCCTTGCTCGGAGCTTGATCAAATGCCAGCAGGACCACGAAGGCATCATCCTTGAAGCGAGCATCGCCTCGATGATACATGGCCTTGTAGAGATTCAATCGCTGGATTCTGAATGTTGCTGCAGGAGCGATATCGAATGGCTCATCTCGGCCAGTGATTGCTCTGTGGCTGGCTAGGATCTCATCAGCGGTATATGAAGTCTGTGCTGTGTAGCGATCGCTGAAGTAGCCGATACCGATTCGGAGCTGCCTTGCACCTTCGGCTGTGGCCATCTTGATGTTCAGGTTGAGATTCGCCTCGATGATATCTCCATACTGAGGCTGTAGCACCCTGATCGGATTGACTGTAGCGATTGTGCCAGAGCCGAAGTAGCTCGATGGCACAAGGTTTACGAGATCGCCATACTCATCAGCCGAGCTGATATCGTAGTCTGAGAATTGGCCACGATTATATCCCCATACATTTGCATAGTATGGAATCGCTGTGGAGCGAAGAGCTTTGTCTTTAGAGCCCATGATGGAGCTCCTAGTCTGTCCGACCGACAAGATGGCCAGAAAACCAGTTTTCTGTAATCCCACCGAGTATAGTCAGAGAGCCTCCTGGAGAGCCTGCTGTGTTAGCGTTGGCGTATATTTCAATGTAGTCGCTTACCGCAAGAGACATGTCAATAGCCAGTCTTCCACCATGTTGAGGGAAGTATGCTGCACCGCTTCCACCAGCTTCTTGATTATACTTCCATAGTGATCCGTTTTTCCTGATCTCAATCCATGCGACATTCGAATCTGTTCCAGAGATACTGAAGCCAGCATTGAAATTATACACTCCAGCATACGGAGCAACGAATCTATTTGAAGTTGTATTGAAATTAGAGCCTAGATCAAAATGCTCAGTATCATATGCCACTTTTGTCGGAGTCGAGTCTACTATACCAGTCTGATTTGTCGCTCTATAGGCTGAGAATGCCACTGGCTGTCCGAGCTTCGGACCAGTGATCTCGGCTGCTGGAATCATTCGATCCAGAATTGCGTTGTCTGCAATTCCAGTGCCGTCATTGAAGCTGGCATCGTTGGACCATAATATATTCCACTTTGCGGTTGTCGGCTGCTCGTCTGCGACGAATGTCTGTGCTGAATAACTCATTTTATACGATCCTCTCTACTTGAAATGTCTCAAAATGTTTGATGTTTCCGACCTTGCGGAAGTCTGGCTTGTGCTTGCGATCCTGCTGGATCTTCTCCCTGATCTGATGCTTCTCGAATGGAGATAATGATACTTGCATCGGACCGACTGGCACATGGCCACGCTCGATCTCAGAGATCCTGGTGTCATTGCCACATGGAATAGTCTCAGGTGTTGTGAATACTGGAGGTGTGTGAGGTGGCTCTGGCTCTTTGGCCTTCTTCGCTTTGGCCACATCTTTTTTGTACTGAGCTTCATATACAGCAAGATCTTCTTCATGCTTCGCTTTGGCTGTGGCATATCCTGGATTCGGTACTTCTGCACCACATTGATACCCCATCATTCGCTCGCCAGTCGGAGCTTCATCAAGTCGGACACGATGGCTGAGTAGGTTGTCTCCGATCGGGATGACATACTTGCCGAGCTCATTCGGAGCAAGCCCCATACCATCACCGCCTGTACACTCGAATGCAAGCATAGATCCACAGTTGCTACAGCTCACAAGTTCCACCACAGCGAAGTGCTGCTTGTAGAATTCAAGCATTTGCTGTGCATCATTTGTAGTGGTTTCGCTGGATAGAATCATAGATCTCCTCTATCTGTATTATATGTCAATTCTCATGGAGCAATAGCATCAGTGCCACCGATCTTGCTCTGATTGATGGTGAAGTACCGCCTGATGTTTCGCTCCTCGACCTCCAGGACCTGAGCATAGTCACCATTCCGCTGGATCGAATTGGTGATTCCAGTGATGTAGACACTCTTCACTTCATTGGTGTCATTGATCAGCAGCACACCAGCATCACCGATCTGTAGAGCAGGATCTGACTGGATGGCCACAGGGCAGATGAATCGCTTGCCTGGAGACTTGTATTCCTTGACAAGTGTATATGCTAGTGTTCTCGCTGTACTCTTGTCCTGGATCATATTGTTCTCGATCACAATCGGCTCGCCATTGTTGGCAGGGTTTCGGCCGAAGGCTTCAATCGAGGTGGTATCCTGGATACGCTCCTCGATCACCTGAGTCACCTTTGCAGGTGTGGCATATATCACAAGCTGAGTCAGGTAGAGTGTGCTCGTGAATGCATTGCGGAAGGTGAGCTTGTAGGTTGTGCCTCCGAGATTGTATGCCGACAGCAGACTGACCTGATCATTGCGAGCCAGGCCAGAGCCATCCTCGAATTCATTGGTGGCATAGTAGCTCTGTGATCCGCTGGCAGTAGTGATGTACTTCGGAATGTCTATGGTGGTGGCAGGTAGCGGACCATTGTCATCAGAGAAGTCCACGAAGTATTCTGTGTCTGCTGCACCTGCCAGCTCGATATTGCTTGTGGCCTCCCATATCTTCTGCCGAGCCTGGACTGCTCGAGGCTTGGCCTTCACGATAACATCATTGATGATCGAAGTATTCTGCCACTGCAGATCTTCGAGCTTGCTGTAGGATAGCTGGAATTTGACCACGCCTGAAGCTGTCAGGAAGTGCTGTCGATTCCAGAAGCGAATGATACCACCCTCATCCACGAACATGATGGCCTGCTCTGCTTCACAGCCCTCTCGGAAGACATCTCCCCACTTGCGATCATAGGTGGCCAGGTAGCCGATGTTCTGCTGCAGGGATTTGTCTATCACATACTGAGTCGAGCTGAAGCCCATCTCGGCCATACCAGATGCCACAACATTGTGGAATGGAGCATTCACGAATGCACCGCTTGTAGTGGCCCGAGCACCATTGATGAAGTTGAATGCATCGAAGGCATGCATCTGGACCATGCGATTATTCAGTGAAGCCTTTGGCTGCGAGGTGAAGCCAGTGAAGAGCTTCATGTATTCATCCTCGATTCCGATGCTCAGCTTGATCGGCCGATTCGGAAGGCCTGTGCCAGAGCCGATAGTCGAGTCATAATTCGGCAGGTACTTCTTGCTCGTATTGTCGAGCTCGACATCTGCCTGAGCCATGATGATGCCATAGGGGAATTGTCCGATGTTCTTCTGGACCGAGATGCTCGTCACGAATGGAGTCACATCATCATAGCGATACTTGTCAAAGAATGACACGAATGATCCACCGCCCTTGATAAGATCTGGACCACCGATGCGAGACTGATTGATAGTGAAAAATTTCACACCTGTCGCTGTGGTCCGCATCCAGGCTACCAGCACACCATACCCGATGTGCCGAGCTCCGATGGATATCTTGTCTCCCCATCCGCTCGATACTGTCTGCATTAGAATTGCCTTATTTTTACTTTATAGGTTGTGAATAGAGAATCGCCAGGAGCATAGTCATCAGTCTCATCTGGATATGGCAGACCAGAGAAGGAGAGCACACCATATTTAGAGCTCGGATTGTAGTAGTTCACACCAGAGCCAGCAGTGAAGTATGCATCGAGCTGACCGAATTCGCTGATCGTTATATTCTCGAAGATCATCTCGGCATTGAATTTGAAGCCGAGCGGATTCTGAGCGGTCCTGATTCTGTTTCGCTGGATCGCTCCATCGATAGCTGTCTTGTCTGTCTGGATATATTCACGCCACTCTCTCAGCTTTGATGGCTGTCGAGGTAGTGTGCCTGAATTGACTGTGATAGGTAGTACTGCCATTATTGTGTCCTCGCTCCGATCGGTTGTAGTTTGATTCCATTGCTCTGTGCAATGCGAGTGAATTCCACCCACATCCTCTCAGCGATCTCACGATACTCAGTCGGCATACCAGCGAACATTCCGATCTGAATGGTCGGATCAAAATTGATGACTGTCTGCTCGGTCACACCCTGACTGACTGGACCGATGCCACTGGTCCTGTTGCGGAGCATTCCCATACTATCGCCATTGCTGAAGACATCAGATCCCTTCGGCAGATTGACAAGCTCTGGTCCTTGTTCACCGACCATCGCCCATCCACCCTCGAAGTTTCGGACACCTTCTGCGAATCCAGGAATCACATCTCGGACCTTGCCGAGCGGTCCTGGAATATCCCAGTCTCCGAGCTTGTCTCTGAGCAGTTGGCCGATGTTGCCGACCGCCCCGACTATCTTGCCAGGTATACCTGTGATGAAGTCGAAGGCTCGCTTGAATGGAGACACGATAGCATTGTAGACACCAGCCAGAGCTGAGCCGATCTGACCAGCGATTCTTCCCACGCTGCCGATGAAGTCCTTCAGCCAGCGGATAGTGTTGCCGATCCAGTTCACGATGTTGCTGAGCCAGCCGATCGCCAGCCGAAGAGCATTCACAAAGATCATAATCCGAGCGAAGATCACAGCACCGAGAATGATGCCGAGAGTCTTGAGCACTGGAATCAATATAGGTGAGATCTGATCCCACAGTTTTTTGAGTGCAGGCAGTAGTCGCTCTGTGAAGACCTTCCAGACTTCCATCAGAGCAGGCTTGAGATACTCATTCCAGAGCTGAGCCATGACAGTGATGACAGGCTGGAGCTTCTTCATGATGCCATCCAGTCCACCGAAGCGGTCCATGAGCAGCTTGATTCCGAAGCCGAGTGCAGCTCCTGCAGCAATGAATGGCAGCAGCGGAGCGAGTGCAGTCCATATGGCAGCACCCATCGCCACGAATGCAGGCACGAGGCCACCGATAATTGCTCCAGCGATCACTGGCAGGAATGGCTGGATCTCTTCAAAGACATTCTTCAGAGCTCGCATCATGCCCTCTGGACCACCCATTGATTCCATCCAGTCATTGAATCCTTGAATCAGCGGACCGACCAGGTTGGATACGAATTCACCAGCCAGCTCCATGAAGTCACCGAAGGTATTCTTGAATGCTGTGAGCTGTCCTTGTGGAGTGTTGCGAAGAGCTTTGTTCACTTCACCATAGTTCTGAGCCAGGACTTCATTCAATACATTGGCCCTCTGAGTCTCATCACCATTCTTGAGCAGCTCCTTCTGAGTATCAGATAGAGTCACACCATAGCGAGACAGTGCTCCGACATTGCCAGTCATCACCTTACCGACTAGGTTATTGATCGCCACCATATCTTCAGCGGTAGCATTGTGGCCCTTGAGCTGTGCCACCATGTCAGTGATCTTCGGAGTTAGCTTCTCGATCGTAGATCCCTGCAGGTTGAATGTAGCGAGCTGAGACTGTCCAGCCTTGATGACATCATCTTCAATCACACCGACAGCCTGAAGCTGTGATGCTTGTCTCTCGAGTGCAGCGACATGCTCTTCAGTAGCACCCTTCACATTGAGCAGGTTGGTTCGGAGCTTCGTGCTGGCTTCGACTGATGCATTGTAGGCTTCCACAGATTTGAATCCGAAGATAGTGGCAGCAGCACCTGCAGCGGTCAATCCACCGAGCAGAGCGAATGATCCGCCCTCTGCCTTCTTAAAAGCAGCAGCCATACCACCAGAAGACTTGTCGGCTCGGCCGAGTGCCTTCTCGAGACCGCTAGTGTCTCCATTGATTCGGACTGTCAGATCTCTTGTGTTAGCCATGCTGATTCATCTCTGCCTCGAGCTTCTGCTGCTCGATACTTTGGAAGCTCCCTTCTATTCTTATTATAGTCAAAAACTCCAGTATCCTATCTGATGGCTGGCTGTCAAGTTCGCTCGGAGTCCAGCCGAAGTGCTTGCACAGGAGATAGTCGAGGTATTGTCTTGGCACACCTCGCTTCGGATCGTCAGATGACAGGTATGATATTACTTCTTGGCTGAGTTTTTTTTTGACTCTTCAGCAGTTGCCTTGTCAGCACCAGCTTCTTTGATCAAGAATAATGCATCGGCAGGCTCTAGCATGTCCATATTCTCTTCGGTGATCTCGGCCTTGCTGCCATCTGGCATATCAAGATTCCAGTCCTTCACGATCATCATCAGCATCTTGTCGGCCGACATGACCATATCGACATCACCATCTTCATTGAGAGTGAGCGAGTGCTTTGTCTGCCCCCACTGAATACCCTCGTAGATCTCCACCCAGTATTCGGGAGCGGTTGGCAGTTTGACTTTTCGGCTTGTTCGGCCTTCCTTAAAATATGGCATGTTGCACCTCCTTAATTTGCACTAGTAGCTTGATCTTGTATTCCTCAGCACCGCATCGACACTTCTGCTGTTGGCATTATCGTATGCACAGCGGAGCTTAAACTTCACAGCGTAGAAGTCTGAGAGTCCAGTCTCCAGAGGGAAGTCTTCGTAGTATGTTCGATACATGCGGACTTCCAGGCTCGAGCTGTATCCGCCACCGATACCAGGACCATTGACCTTCCAGCTTGCAGCACTGCGATCCAGTGCATAGAAGTTATCTCTTTGCGTAGTACCTTCAAAGTACAGTGAGGCTTCGACAGTTGCTTCAAATTCGCCATGATTGATTGTGTCTGGCTCTGCAGATCCATGTCGGAATACTGCAGTGGTGTTGTTCTCGAGTGTCAGCTTGAAGTCATGAGGCTTCAGGTTGTCTGCAGATCCTGCTGCAGCCACACTTGCACCGAATGCGAAGCGAGCATCAGCGAAGCTGTAGACACTGCCTGATGCAGTTGTGAGAGATCCTGAAGTAGTAGTGATCGGGAATTTGCCGATGAGGTTGGCCTTTGCTTCTACTAGTGCATCACTCACTGAGAATTCAAGAGTCTTGACTGCCACATTGCGATAGTACTGCTTGTCTACAGTGCCACGAGCCTGCACGAATGTGAAGGTCTGTGGAGTGTTGCTGTTATCACGAGTCATTGTGTGATCATAAACTGAGCCAGCGACATTAGATGGTGAGTTGTCACCAAGAGCACCATAGAGCAGGAAGCCTGTATTGACAGCATCTGCATTGATTGACAGCGATCCTTCGGACCACTTCTTGCCGATGACCGCATCGAAGGTCTTCTCCCTCACACCATAAGCTGCCTCATTTGGAATCGGCTCATGCTTGGCCATCAGAGTATTTTCTGTGAATGGAATGTAGTCTGTAACTGCGACAGGAGATCCTGGAGTGCTCTCCACCCCTGCTCCGATCCATCCCTTCCTACCGATCTCTAGTGACATAATTCTTCTCCTCTATTCGTATTATATGTGATATTGCTCTACTGTATAACTACACAGCTCAAGATAATCTCGGCCATGCGAGTATTGACTTGCTCCCCTTGCACGAAGCTCCACCTCGAGGGAATCGGCCGACAGAAGCCACGCCCCTGCAGAGTCGATCCGAGATAGATGTCATTGTCAAATTTGCTGATCAGATCATCCACGATGGTCCGCATGATCCGCTCTGATGCCTGCTCACCCTGCTCCATTCGCTCCTGATAGACACGAATTGCGAAGTTGTAGGATCTGCGATCACGCTGAGTATCAGCAAAGTCGGTCTCGACATTCTCCAGAGGAGTGACAGTCACACAAGGATAGTGCTCCATCTTGGATTTTGCATAGTCGAATACCTGAGTCGAATCGATCTCTGAGCTTGTTTGAATCACAGCGACAATGGCTGCGGATAGTTCATTCCACATTATCTTCCCCTCCTTCCCATGAGAGCATGTAGCAGTCGGTCCATGACCTTCTGGAATTGATCTTCGATGTAGCCTTGAGAGGCTTCCCATCCAGGAGCAAAGAATGGCTGTGCCTTTGTGCCTCGCTTCTCAATGGTCTTGATGATCGGCCACAATGCACTGCTCGGAATTCCACGCTTCTTGATCCATCGCTCGATGGCATCGGCAGGTGGCCTGTGTGGTCCAGTGCCTTCTTCGACCTCTCGGCCATATGATTCCTGGACCGACACTTCAGCTTCAGGATAGCGGACTTCTGGCAGCACCGATCGCTGCAGAGTACCGAATGCATGCGGAGCTCGGCCTCTCACTTCTTGCTGGACATGTGTGGATGAGTTTGTCAGAGCAGCAGTCACTAGAGGCTCGGCATCACCGCCTGCCTTGCGGATATCTCGAATCAGCTCATCGAGCCCTTCGATCTCTACATTGACTGCTAGTCCTCCACTCATCGCTTATCCTTTGTCAGCACCAGCTCATAATGATCTGGCAGTATTCCATTATCATGCACCTGTCGGCCTCTCACAAAGTACTGCTCGCCAGTACCAGAGACAGTCACCTGCATGCCTTCCACGACTCCAGATGCTGAAGTAAACATGTCGAATGTCTTGCCGAATACACCATCCACCAGGACAGTTGTCTCGGCCGATGATGGCTGGATGTTGGCTCGGACTGCAGCAGTCGGAATCTGGCCAGGACCAAGATATCCACTGTGAGTCACATACCGCTCTTTGTCGATGTCAGATGGAGTCTTCTCGAGTCGAGAGACAAAGACTATCTTATCAAGTACAGGAGGCATCAGATCACCTTCCTGGCATAGCCTCCAGAGTCCAGGATGTCTTCAGCAGCCGAGACCAGAGCACTCTTTGAGCGACCTGCTGAATAGCCGAAGCTCATGCTGACTCGGCCCTGCGTGAAGCTCTGAGCTCCAGTAGGATTGAATTTGCGAGCGACCATATCCCTGACATACAGTGTGCAGGCTTCCTTGAGATCTTCAGGTAGATCTGCAATGTCTGTGGCATAGCCTCCAGTGTAGTCAATCTCATAGAAGAGATCTGATGAATCGAGATGCAGCAAGCCACGCCCCATGCTGATCAGATAATTGCTCGGGTAGATCACATATGTCTTTGGATTCGGGATGAAGTAGACTCTATTGCCACCATCTTCAAGTGTCAGGCTCTGGCTCATGCCGACTCCGACCAGCCGAATATCATCGATGTCTCCATCCTGGACTGGCCTTCTGCGGAAGCTGATTGTCAGATCGCCATTCGGAGAGATCTGTGCTCGATCCCTCTCACTGGTCACAGCTACTTTGAAGAAGCCCTCGACATCACAATACTGAGTGATGATCTTCGAGGCTCGAGATATCATCCCTGATATAGTTGCCTGGCTGTATGATGACAGGTCGAGATCAGGAGCGAATGATTCGAGTTCTGCTTGTGTGATTAGATTCTCTGCCATCATATCCCTCTCTGTTTTTATTATAGCTCAGAGTACTCCCCTCCATAGATTGAAGGGGAGTCGCTCTAGGCTACAGATTAGGATGTAGCTAGGCCACCGATTTTGTACTGGAATGGCTCACCGATCACCTTCAGCACTGTGGTCTCGAAGACACGAGATTGAATACTGTGGTTAGCGGTTGGCACATCGTAGATCGATAGAGTTTCGAGGTCACTCATCTCGATCCAGTTCTCACCAGCAGCAGAGCGGACTGACAACAGGAAGGCCCATGATGCAGCGTAGCGACTAGTCACCACTTTGATCAAGTTTCCTGTGTTACCATCCACGATGTTTGCAAGGTGTTGGCCACCAGTTGCAGCACCTTGATTGTCGATGACAATACGCTGGATGCTTCCACTTCCTTCGAGCTGATCAGACAGAGCTCGGTTCTGTCGAGGGTTCAAGACCAGGTGAGACACCAAGTCAGCACCATTCTGGAAGAGAGTCTGAGCGTAATTGCTTACACCAGAAGCGGTCAAAAGACCAGCACTTCCTGAGTTGGTGGTGATGAGCTTGCTGAAGCCTGAGTACTCTGTGCTGTACAGAGCAGCATCGCCAGTGAGAGTCATCACTTCCTCACCGAGCAAGACCTCTGTGGTCTTGATAAGCTCTTCACGAGCTCGGATGTCTTCCAGGTTGCTACCACGATTGGCAGCAATTTGCTGTCGGCCGATCTCTACATCCCTACCCAAGTTCTTGTATGGATAGCTGACAAATTCGTAGGTCTGTGTAGTCTGTGAAGGCTGACCAGCATCTGCGAATCCGACACGAGTACCAGTACCCGTAGCTGTAGGATCTACTTTGCTTGTTAGTTTGTTAAAAGATGCAGCTTCTCCCATGCCACCGACACGAGGAATAAAGCCACGAACAGGCGTTGCTGTTGGCACAACAGTCTTGACTACTGGATCAAGATTCTCTGGTGAGTAAATTGATCGGTCGCTAGGACTGAATGTGTATGTGCTCTGAGTCACCGCTTTGCGGATCTCATCTTGCACGAGTTGAGCGATTTGATTTGCTTCCATCTGAAGACTACCTTATCTTTGCACCTCAATTATTGACTATTGAATATCGAACATTACCCTCTGAAGCTGGCTCGGACCTCAGCATGCTTCTGTCGAGATGCTGGATCTAGCAGACGAGAGTACTTGCGGAGCTTGAATGCGACCTGGAGTCGCTCTTCGTGAGTGCCTGCATTTGGATCTGCAGCCAGCTCATCAGCTCGCTTCAAGAGACTATCCATCTCTGCTTTGTTTTTGCCTTCCTCAGAGTCAGGATCTGGACTATTTGGATTCTCCACATCTTCCCCCTTCTTCACTGTATAGGTCTTGCGGACCTTTGAGGCAGCAGGCTGCTTCTTCAGTTCGGCAATCTCCTCTTTTAGAGGCTCGACTGCTTTCGCAATCCCTGCCTCTACTGCAGCAGATACCATCTTTGCAAGATCACTCTCACCAGTGGACTTCTCAATGGTGGCTTTTGGAGCGAATTTCTTCTGCTTGCCACCCTTGCCAGATTTGTCTTCATCGGCAGCAGGAGTCTCTGGCTCTTCTTCCTCTGCATCTTCAGGTGTTTCGACTTCTTCATCTTCGACAGCATCTTCTTCGGTCTCGACTGCTTTGCCATCTTCATCGACTTCGACAAGCTCTTCGCCTTCTGAATTGACCAGAGGCTGCTTGACAGTTTGCTTCTCGCCAGTTGGCTTGCCTTCCTCATCGAGCACATCTTGCTCGACTTCAGCACCAGCTACAGGTACACCTGCTTCTGCTGCTCGCTCTTCAGTATCATTGACTGGTCGGCCATTGGCTTCGGCTGATACGACTACTTCCGCATCCGCATTCCGATCCTCTTGACCTGTAACTGATTTTGCTCGATCTTTGACTTTATCTGCCATCTTGATTAGCTCCTCGCTCTTCTTAATATTTAATGCTTTCGCAGCATTCTCGATTGCTTCCTCATAATCGGGGAAGTTTTCAGGCTCAAGAATTTCTTCTGCTGCTGCAGCTTGTATAGCTTCGAGGGCAGACTTCAGAGCGGATAGATCCTTCTCGCCATCATATGATTGCCAGAAGATATAGTCTGACAGACACATGGCCAGGTCAGCAAGCATAGCTCCTTCCCATAGACTTTTTGCGATCGTATCTTGTTTGCCCATACTATCTTCATTGTATACCATGACAGAGCCCTTCATAATGTTTTGAGAATCTGAGAATTTGTATAGCTTCTCCCACCATGCCACAGGCCGATGAGACTTCTCGAATGATTCCTCGTGGACCAGCTTGCCATCTTTTGACTTCACAATCTGGAATGTGGCAGAGGCCACAGCAGGATTGTCTACTAGCGAAGTCTCACCGAGATCGTAGTCAGTGATCACATTGACCATCTTCTTTTTGCCATCGATCATCATCTGCTGCATCTTGGCATCATTGACTCGGCCACCGATACTGAAGCCTGCAAGCACACCTTCTTTGACTTTGGTCCAGGCATTCTCACCATCAGTAGATTCGGAGATCTTTGCTCCGATCCAGACACCCTTTGCATCATCATCAAATTCAATATCCAGAGCCTTGCCGACTGCGATATCCTGATGCATCTCTCGGATGTTGCCGATCCAGTTGCTGAATGCCTTCTTGCTGGCTTCATAGGTTATGATCTCACCATGAGAGTCGAGCTCCTCGACAGTGGCATATCCATATACCATTCGCTGCTCTTCATCTACTTTAGTGATCGGGATCGTTACATGTAATGGCTTCTTCATTTGTAGTACCTCTATTTGAATTATAACTGGTAGAATCATTCTCAATAATCACAAGGCTGCTGCACATCCTACTGAATAGAGCGTGGATTCGAGCATCGGTCCGCTCGAAGAGAGCATCTATCTCGGACTCAAGCTCACTCCGCTCCATGTCATGAGCCATCCCACAGGATGTCAATCGAGTCGAGATCAATCTCTTCTCCTGCATCCTCATAGCACTCACAGCCTGGATGTCCTGGTGGTGTTGTATCACCAGACTCAAAGTCATCATCAATCGGGATCGGACCTTGATCTTCATTGCCCTGACAGATGGCACAGGTATTCGGACCAGCTCCCACCCACTTCTTTGTGCCGACTCCATTCTCTTTGAGGAAGGCTTGCTGTGCAGAGCTCATGGCTTGATTCGCTTCAGTGTTGGCAATGCTGAAGGCCCGAGTCTCGCTGATCCCCTCGAATTCATCGGCAATGATATTCGCCAGCTCATCGATGGTGGTCATATTCATGCGAGTGTCTCGGATCAATGTGATCATCCGATTGCGAGTGGTCTCATCAATGCTGGACTTATTGAGTAGATAATTTGCCTGGTCCAGTAGCTTGTCGATGTAGTAGCTATTTGTCAGCTCGAATGTCACGAATGGATCTGCAGCCTTCTGCAGTTTGATCCCCTGCCTTTGGTAGCAGGACTCGACTGAATAGGTGAAGGCTGTGATCAGTGTGGCCAGGATGTCCTTCTCTTTGAGGTATTTGGCAATGCTCTTCTGATTATCCTCGAGCCATTTGGCTGCACGATCCTCATCGAATTCTTCATCGGTGATCATCCACTTCGGCAGCTTTTTTGTGATATCTGTTACTTGATCCAGGATGGCATCAGCAATGGACCGCTCAAATTCTTTGTAGTCTTCAGTGGTCCTGAAGGCTTCGAGTGGCTCATTCTTCTTGCTGGCTTTGGATATGAATCGATCGACTGCTGCAGATAGTCGCTGCAGTTTGCTCATAGTACTTTGCTCAAGCCCTTGCGGAGATTGGTCACTTCAGCCAGGAATGTCACCTGATAATCCTGCATGTACTCTTTGAAGATGGAGCGGACCGCATCAGCATCTGCAGCTTTGCTGAGTCTGGTATTCATCTCATCGACTACATTCTGAGGCAGGACTTCGGACTTGAATGCTCGGAGAGACTTGCCAGCTTTGACTCGATTGACAGCATACTTGCGGAAGGCTCGGAGCTCAGTTACTAGCTGGACATGATTCTGCTCGGCCGACTTCTCCTTCTGCTCTGCAGGCACATCACCATTCTCAGGATCTTTGCGATCTTCTTCTGGATCTTTTGGCTCTGGCTCTTCATCATCTTTGCCACCACCTGCAGCCAGGCTTGTCAGAGCTGCAGCAGCTTCAGCTCGAGCCTTCTGAGAGTCTTCATCAATGAAGGTCGGATTGCCGAGCACAAATGGCTTATCGACACCGAGAGCCTTCTTGCCCTGCTCCATTCGGACCTCATCGATTGTGGCCTGACCAGAGCGGATGCGGATCTCATTGGTCTCGGCAGTAGCTCGCTCATCAGTGTATTCGAGGCCAGTGTATTTGAAGGCCAGCCCCTCGAAGCCCATGTCTGTCTGGATAACATCTGTGAAGATCTCCTGGAAGAACATTGCTAGAGGTCGGAGGCCAGAATCGACAGCAATATCTGCCTGGACTTCACCTGTTGATTTGTTCACAGAGTCAGTGAAGCCGAGCTCATTCGGAGGTATCTCAAAGAGCATACAGGTCTTGTGCATCAGCCAGTCCTGAAGCTCTTTGTATCGCATGTCTTCTGGCTTGACTGCTGGAGTGTAGCCAGTAGCACCCTTGCCAGATGGCACGAATTTGAGCTTGCTCATGGCCCGAGTATCACCGCTCAGAGCAGCATCCCACAGTGCCTGGAATTCTTTGATCTGATCAGGTGTCCAGTTCTCAGGTACTCCGAAGAAGCCCTCTGGAATGTTGCCTTCAGTGAGCAGGTGGACATTGTAGATGTCTGACTTGAGTGCTGCAGTCACACCGAGCACCAGGCTCTCAAGCGGAGCGAGGCCATATGGAGTATAGGTCCGAGAATTCATCATCTCGTAGTACATCTCATCGGCTGTGAAGGTTGCGACTTCCTTGCCATGAATGATCTGTCGGTATGCAACATCTGGAGGCATTGGAGTGCCACCATTGTCATCGAGCTCGAGCACTATGGTCGCAGCATCGACTGGCTCGAGTGAGTACAGTCCGCCACCCATGTTCGGTCGCTTATACAGGACCATTGCATCCAGGACCAGTAGATCATCCACGAGGGTATCAATAAATTCCCTGAAGCGGACCTTATAGCCACCGATTGATTTGAAGTCCTTCTTGACCTCTTTGATAATTGCTGAGTTGTCGGTCTCATCGTCAGACTCGGCATTCACGATATCCCATTCAAGAGCATTGAGCTGTCGCTTCCTGCGGTTGATCGCAGCTCGGGCCACATCATACTGGACAGAGAATCGCCTCAGTGTTGCGAAGTCGATACCATTCGTAGATCCTGGCTTTGTTCGGCCAGATGGATATGCGTTGCTGAATGGCAAGCGATCACGAAGCACTGCCTGCATTCCTGCAGGAGTACCATTCTCAGCTTTGGCCATGTCTGTTAGATACCCTGCCAGTGGCTTGAGTACCAGTCGAGTATATGCATCTTTTGCGAATCCCATCGATATTCCTTCCCTACCTATTAGCCTCTGCTATAGCTGCTGCTGCAGCTCTCTCAGACTCTACTTTGTCGGCATAATATTGCTTGATGCCACTACTATTATTGTAACTGTCAAATGCAAAATTCATAAGAGCAGTGCTGTCTGGATGGTCATCATGAGCATCTTCTTCATCAGGATGGTGGACCACCATGTACTCTCCGACCTGTCGCTTCTCCAGGTCAATGAATTCATCCTCGAATTCTTCTGAGGCAATGGCTGTCTGCTGCTCGACTGTGAGCTCCGATCCAGGAGCGATCATCTTCACACCTGCTGCGATTGGATCTTGCCAGTAGTACATCAGATTGCCATTGACCTGCTTCTGGTAGAGAGCTTTGTACATGATGTCTTTGGTCATGCGAGAGAATTTCATGCGGAAGATCTTGTATGGTGAATGCCTCTCAAATTTGTCTGGCATGAAGTCACCCTGTCCAGTGGAGTCGATAGATCCTGCAGCGATCTTGAAGTACTTGAGCTCTTCCATCAGGATGTCGAATTGATCCTCATAGTTTGTACCCTTGCCAGCAGAGACAGATCTCACGATGGTCAGCTTGCCATCAATCACTCGGCCGATCTTCAGAATGGTCTGGTCAGTACTCTTGGCTGTGTCGAGTCCGAAGTAGTGGTCCTGCTCCAGCCAGGCTCGGTAGAGTGCATACTGTTCATCACTGAGCTCATGCTCTCTGGCCCATTCATCACACTCCAGGAGGGATCTGCGGACCGCTGCTTTGTACCATTCACGATACTGCAGGAAGGTTTCATCAGCCTTCGGATTGTCGAATGGTTTATCGATGCGACCTGCGATGAGCTGATGTGTGTCGATATACATACCACCTGAGAGCTGCCAGACATTGTAGTATGGCTTCTGGATATCAGGACTCATCAATCCCTTCTGAGCGATCTGGCTCTTCACAGTCCGCTCGTAGACCAGGTGTCGAGCATCGCCAGTCATCTCATACATTCTCCGCCTGTCGGCAGCGATCTCTGGATATGTCATCACATAAGCTCGGCCCTTCTGGATGTCTCGGTAGAAGTCACACTTCGTATCGCCTGCAGTACCGACCTTCACGATCACAGCGTTTGTGGATGCACCCATAGGCAGGATGTCTTCATTCACGATCTTGTCATTGATGCCTTGAGCCTCCTCGATAATGATCAGGTGGAGAGTCTTGGACTCAGGCTTTGAGGTAGAAGTCACAGGGAAGATATAGCAGCTTGAGCCATTGCCGAGCGTGATGGTCTTGGCATTGCTCTCTTCTTTGGCCTTGCGGTTGGCATCATGATCAGTGACCATCAGCTCCTGCTTTGATCGGGCCAGAGCATTCTTCAGTCGTTTGAAGTCGGTATTTGCCTGCTCCTTCTGCGGAGCGAATATCCCGACCTCGATCGGTACTTTGAAGAGCTTGGTCACGAACAGCATGACTGATTCGACTGTGTGGACCAGCGAGGTAGTCTTGCCCGATTGTCGAGTGTACTCAAAATTGAGCATCACTGATTCGAGCTCTTCAATCATCTCCTCAGTGACTTTTGTACCAGTCAGGACCAGCATATTCTGGACAAGCGGAAGCATGATCATCCGCCAGATCCGCCACTGGTAGCGGTAGAATCTAGTCTTGTGATACTTCCACAGATGTCTCGCTGTCAGCTTCTGCAGTTTCGCTGTGATCTGCTTGGCTGAGAGCGAGGTGATCTGATCCTGGCTCGTCATCGATTATTATCTCCCCATCTTGCATCAGGCCATACTCTTCCAGCAGAGCTTCCACTGGATCACGAGCATCGGCAGGTGGCAGGTCTTTGACATTGGTAGGCTCACGAAGCTCGACCTTGAGGATCTCATAGCACAGCTTCTTGTCCATCATGTTCAAGCGATCCCATCTACCGACATCCTTCACAATGTTTGCGATGAGCTGTGCTTTTGCAGCTCGTAGTGTCGGCACATTCTTCCGCTCGAGTTTGAGTGCTTCCTCGATAGCATTCTGTGTGACTTGTTGCTGGAATGCATCTCGTTTTTTGCTCCAGCCTTTTGTCATCTCATTGGTCCTGCCAGAGCGTATCTTTGTCGGCTTCCAGCCCATAACTTCATTGAGCCAGGTCTGCACTTTGGTGTGTGTCTCATTCAAAATGAAGGCTCGCTCAAGAGCCCTCCAGTCCACATATGGCACGAGGCTAGTTATGGCATGCTCAGGATTCTTTGAGATGCCATCGACTGAAGATCGTGGCTTCTTTGGCATCTCCTACCCCTTCTTGATTTGTGGCCTTGTATCGCCTTCGAGGACTTCAATTCCGATGATGGAATAGTTTGTCCGCTCTTTGATTTGCTTGGCCTTCTCCAGAGCTTCGGCTTCATTAGCTGCAGTCACCACGATATTGATGATTGCCAGCTTGCCGAGATCACTCTCATTGAATGCCTGGACTGTGTACTTGTACATTTGACTCCTCCTTATTTTGCGACTCTGCTACCATGCGGAATGCTGAGTCAATTATATCTTCTGTGTGAAGATCCGTCAGATATTGCCAGTGCTCCCTGCAGAGCAGCAGCTTCTCACCATTGCGACTGAGACATGTGCCAGACCACTTCTTGCAGCCTTTGAAGGCACATCTACCGAAGTTCATCGAGTTCCTTCTGTAGCTTCTCCTGGACTATCACAGCCAGGTCATGCATCTGCATCCACTCCACATAATGAATGTGAGGTGACAGCCTGATAATTCGCTCACAGACAAAGATGCCAGACTTCAGGGCCATCCGCTCATTCAGTCGCTGCAGCCATTGATTGAATGCTTCCATCAGAATGTGCTCCCGAGTCGATTCTCTTTGAGTGCCAGCCTGGTCTCCAGGATGAGCTGGAGCTTGCCATCGGCCAGCTTGAAGCGAAGCCTCCTGACACTGCTGGATATGCTTGGCTGACTCACCTCGAATACCTCACCGATCTGAGCATGTGTGTAGCCTGCACATAGCAGGTCCACAATAAGCTGCTCCCTGAAGGTGAGCAAGTCATAAGTCTCCTCAGCGACATTGAATCCGACTGCCTTCTCTAGCGGAGTGATTTCTGCGAACATATCATTTTTGTCCACTTCTTCGTATTTGTTTTGCATTGTGATTCCGCCTGGTTATTCCGACAGTGCCATCATTTGCCCTGCCTATATTGGCACTCTTGTCTCGGACTATTCTGGCTGATACATCTCGACCGCATCGGTAGCATGGCACAATCACTGTCTCCTTCTCGACACCATCGAGGAAGATATCCTGATCGAAGCCACACCACTCATGCTTGTATCTATAGACTGCCATACTACTTCTTCTGCCTCTCCAGCTTCCGCCTCTGAGCACGATTCATGAATTGACCAGAAGCTGCCTGCTGATTCTTCAAATTCTCCTGAGCAGCAGCTATGGCTGCCTGATCGACAATCTCGATCCACTGCTTGCAGATATTGGACCAGGAGAGATCTGTCACCCACTGATATGCTGCATTGACATTCGGAAGATTATTGCCATCCATTATGTCTTCGATAGCATCGGCTGCAGCTTTGACATCCATGAGTGGCCTGAGCCTCTCATTGTCACCTTCTTTGACTATCCACATGCTCGGATCTGCACCGCTCGGGATCAGCTTGACTCGATTATTTGCACCCATCTCATTGAAGCTCGTATTGCCTGGAGCGACCACAGGAGTCTTTGTGGCCATCGCTTCGGTCATCGACAATCCCCATCCTTCACCGAGCGTAGTGCTCAGGACCAGATCGGCTGCATTGTAGATACGATTCACATCTTCGATCGGCATGCCCTGATTCGCATTGAAGATCTTCGGACTAGGCAGGAAGAATTCATACTCTTTGCCGAGCCCGAGCTGATTGGCCATCGTGAAGATGTTGCCACCCGAGTCTTCGTATTGCATGTGCAGGTAGAGTAATGGTCTTCGACCTCTATCCCACAGCTCCTTCAGGATCATGAGAGACCTGGCAATGTCTTTGCGAGGCTGATTGCGATTGATGTTCACGATCAGGAATCGGCCATCCGCTTTGCTGTTGAAGTATTGCCTGCGGAAGTTGGCCACATCATTCTTGTCCTGGATCGGGAAGAAGTCATTCGGATTATTGCCATGATAGATCACTCGCAAGCGGTCCTCGAGTTCTGGCATGTGCTTGAGAGTTTCGGCCTTGCCATATTCGGTATAGACCACAGGGAAGTCAGCACCTGCTACTGTGTCCACCCACTGCTTCTTGAGCTGTGCATCGACAGGGTAGTACCAGACTGTCTTGAATACTTTGTGGCCATTCTGGACCAGAGCATCCTGAGTCTTCTTGATCTCTTCCATTATCGGCTCGATCACGAAGGTGTCCTGGAGCATGAAGACCACATCATACTTGCCTGAGCCCATTAGGTCCAGCAGCCTCTGTCGGCCATAGACATCGCCATATGCACCAGCATGCATCAGTCCGCCTGGCATGGCTGGATAGACTCTGCCTGGCCATTTGCTCTCATCCTTCGGATCGCCTGAATAATTGATGGCAATCACATCAATGTTATATTTGCCAGTTTTGTCAAGTTCTCTGGCTATGTTGCCGAGCACCTGAGCGAAGCCAGTACCACAGCAGTAGTCACCATAGAGCAGAAGATTGACCTTCTCAGCTCCTTGCTCGAGTGCTCGCTTTGCAGCAGCATCCACCTGTGCTTGTGCTACAGCATCCATTGTCTATTCTCCAGTGTCCATTCGACAGTGTTCTTGAGTGATTCATCGAAGCTCACAGGAGGCTTCCAGCCGAGATCGAATAGCTTATTGCCATCAAGTGCATACCTACGATCATGTCCTGGCCGAGTGTGGTGGAAGTCCACCAGCGTGTACTTGAGCTCTTTGCCCTCCAGTGCTGCCACCTTCTGAGCTAGCTCGAGGTTGTTCAGCTCGGTGTCTCCGACCACATTGTACCTATCAGGCATCACGATCTCATTATTGTCCACATACTTCGCTGGAGCTCCACGCTTGATCAGGAAGAGCAGGGCATCAGCATGGTTGCGAGCATGCAGGTAGAAGCGAGAGCCGATATATTCCTCTGTGCCATGAATCGTGACCTCTTTGCCCTCGTGGATATTCTTCATAAGCATCGGCAAAAACTTCTCAGGATCTTGCATCTCTCCGATGTTGTTCATGGTGTTGGTGATGATCAGCGGTACATCATAAGTCCGCCAGTAGCTGATAGCGATGGCTTCCTGTGCTGCTTTGCTGGCTGAGTATGGATTGCTCGGTAGAATGACAGACCACTCCTTGTGATCATGAGTCGGAGCAGCTCCATATACCTCATCAGTGCTGACCTGGATGAAGATCTCAGGCTTGATCTTGCGAGCATATTCCAGCATGTTCAGGACCAGAGCGACATTGTTCTCGACAAATGGCACTGGATCTGTGATGCTGCGGTCCACATGTGATTCGCTGGCCATGTTCACGATGTAGTCGATGTGGCCGATGCGAGCTTCTAGCTGATCGGAGATCGGAGCAGCGAGATCATGTGTCACCACATGGCATCTCTCTCTCCAGTCTGGATGAGCCTCAAGCATCTCAGCGATGCGGTCGGTCTTGCCTTTGTGTCTGAAGCTATCAATCAGGACCAGCTCCCAGTCGGTATTGTGCATGAAGTGAGCCAGTGTGTGTGCTCCGATGAAGCCACCTGCTCCAGTTAGTAGTGCTCGCTTGCTCATTTTGAATTGTCTCCTTCTTCCTCAAGTTCTTTGATTAGATGATCCACTAGATCCGATCGGGTATAGAATTGCTGCATCCTGCGATTAGCTTTGCCTGCAGCGAATAACACCCACAGTATCAGCAGGAAGACAGTCACATACCAGCGACCTCCCCAGTACATCACATTCAGAGTCATGACCAGGATCAAGAATCCGAAGCTCACGCAGTCCGATATGATTGATTGTATTGCGGATTCTCGGACATAGTAGATCCGCTTGAGTTTGTTATCTTCCACCTTGCACCTCCTTCAATGGATCTACTATTGTGCCATCGGCCCTCCGCCATTGATTCGGAGAGAGCGATGGATCATCATATGGTGTCTTGAATACTTCATCCAGCAGCCGAGTGGCAGAGCCCCACTTCTTCACAAAGTACTCATGGCTGTGCTGGCTGTTTGGATTTTCCATCAGGCTTGTGGCCACTCCGCCATAGTGGACCATCGGAGCTTGATTCGTGCAGATCTCTTTGTAGCCGAGCAGCTTGGATCGGTAGTGGCTGTCATTGTCTTCATACCATGCAGGGATGAAGTTCTCATCGAAGAAGCCGACCTTCTCGAAGAAGTCTCGAGCGACCAGGAAGCATGAGAAGTTTGGATGCTCGCTCCAGGTGGCAGGTGTATCTGCAGGCAGCTCATAGCTCAGGATGTCTTCAGGATTTGCAAGCTCCAGCATTATATTGTTTGGTGTGACCATGACAACATTCTCGCTCTCATTGAGTTCCTGATGTACTCGGACCATCGCATCGATGCAGCCAGGACTGAATAGGATGTCATCATTGCAGAGCATGGCATAATCACAGCCCTCATCGAAGGCTCGCATGGCCATCTCATTCCAGGTCTGTGAGAGCGGTCGATTCAATCGCCACTGATCGAACATGTAGAGATTCCAGTCATGACTGGTCCTGATACTGTGGACCGACTCAGCGAATCCCTTGAAGTTATTGAGTACTGAGAATCCGATTCCGATTTTCATAATTAGCACCTCCCTCTATAAACTTGATCGCTTGTCGGCTTGATATCATTCCTCACGAAGAAGCAGTCATTGTGCTCGTAGATCGGAGAGTCCAGCGTATAGCCATGAGCCTGCAGCCAGGCTGCGACTTCAGCTCCTGGAGTCTCACCCTTGTAGACTGGAGTGACAGATAATTCGATGCATAGGTATTTGAATTGCTTCAGCCATTTACCCATGCCGAGCAGGATCTCCATCTCATTGCCTTGTGTGTCGAGCTGCAGAGTATCATATTGACTCAGATCGATGAGTCGCTTCTGGCCTCTTGAGTTCACATAGAATTGATTATTCATTTGCTTGGCCCACTTGTCGAAGCGGACCAGCTCGATCTCTTCAGTGCCGACTATGGCAGCCTGGCCTTGATTCCAGTTCCGTTTGACTTCAGGATGCTCCCATTCGGTTTCATAGATTGATGAGCCCTTGCCATCTATGTCAGTGACCTGGAGTGTGGCCATCTTATTTGTGTCATGCAGGCCGAGCTTGAAGCAGTGAGCCTTGTCTCCATATCGCTCATCGAGAATATCGAAGGCTGATGTCAGAGGCTCGAAGGCAATCAGATGATCAATACCCATGCGGATGAAGTTCTCGATCTCCTCTCCATCATTTGCTCCAGCCTGGACCACGCCATTCAGGTCGAAGCCCTGCACAGTGAAGTGGCTCAGTTTGTTTCGCTCTTCAGCCTCATAGAATCCTGGTAGATCACGCTTCATGTCGATCCTCCTGAATGCTTTTGAATAGCTTCGCTGCCTGATATATGTCATCAATATAAACACATAGCTCGATCTCCCCTTTGACATTGCCATCTTCATCATGAGTAGTCATTGTCAGGTCCACAAAATTCGGATTATCATATCCATCATTGTCAAGTGTAATGGTGTCCACTTCACCTCGAGATCTCTCTTCACATTTGAATACAGCTTTCATTCTTCTGGTACTCCATCCTTCGGATTCCACCACCTGAATGATACTGGTGGCAGCTCTGGTATCTTCTCTCCGAGCTTCAGTGACTTGAATTCTTTTGATGTCAGGACCATTGCGAAGACCTGTCGATTGCTGTCGTAGTAGACATGGTGGAATTGAGCATCCTCTGGAAGATGGCCCTCCTGGATCACCCATCGCTTTGATGTCATGAAGCGGACCATCGCTTCAGGATGCATCCAGAGCAGAGCCTGCCGACTCATGTCTGGAGTTTTGTGAATATCTTTTGATCGGCCGAGAATACTCATGCTACTACTGCCTCCTCTAGTTTGACTGATTCTGCTTCTTCGTGCTCAAGCCTATGGACCATCACAGTCAATCGCTCATCGGCCATGACTGCTGTGTATCCGAGCTTCTCATATAATCTGCGAGCACCTTCATTTGAATTGAGCACATCGAGCCAGGCTTCCTCTGAGCGAAGATCTTCATGGATCATCAGAGTCATTTGCTCGAATAAGAAGTACCCTGCTCCTTGACCTCGAGCTGCCTCAGTCAGTCCACCAGATACCCACCAGCGACCATCTCGCTTGCTGATCAGCCCATAGCCGATTGTCTGCTCCTCATTTTTGACCAGGTATCCGAAGAGCTCACCACGCTCCCGAGCTGGCAGGTATGTCTTCCGATACCATTCAGCCTGCTGCTCTGGCATGATCTCAGCGGTATTGTGAGTCATGAAGTGTCGGACCTCATTGCGGATATCCATCATCTCGAAGGCTTGTGAAGCGGTCTCCATTTCACGCAAGATGTGTGACATTGTATCCCTCCCTGATTATTGCAGGAAGCCAGTGCTTCTCATCTCGGTACTCTTTGAGATATCGGTCTTCAGCTATCAGATACATCTGAGTCTCAGGATTGCCACATGGCTTATTGCGAGGATCTTCTCGCTCCGCAGCGATAATTCCAGAGTCATCTTCTCTCCAGGCAATACCACGATCATCCAGGAATTTGATGCAGTCATTGCGATATCGCTCGTTGCCAGTAGTGGTCATGCCACCGATGTGATCATTATCACTACCCATAGTCACTACATGATAGCCTGCCTCGATAGTCCTGATCGGCCAGATGCGGTCATAGAAGTGAGCCAGTGTGATGTCTTCCCACTTCTCAGCTTCTCGGACCAGGTGAGGGATGACATCCCTTCTGAATAACATGAAGAGGGAATCGAGTACAATCGCTGGCTCAATGCCATTGATCCTGCGACCAGCACTCGGATCTTGGCCCTTCCAGATCTGATCTCCGACTTTGACTTCTCGGCCCATGAAGTTGCACACAGTATGGCCACCACGACCACCACGCTCATCCACTTCACGAGATCCACACAGTCCGATCAGGCCGAGCTGCGGATCTTCATGGAAGGCCATTGCCATCCTGCGATCCCATCCCTTCTCGTAGAGCATCAGGTCATTGTGCATGAGACCGATATATTGCTCATCAGGATAGGCATCATAGAGCTGCTTGAGCGGTTGGTAGTAGCCGATATTCTCTTCATTGCGGATCAGGCCGACTTTGTGATCACCGAGCTTGTGGCAGCCACAGTCAGGATCTAGCTCCATAAATTGCTTGTAGCTCAGGACCGAGCCATTGTCGATGATGACTGGCTTTGTCTCTCCGAGTACTGCATTCTTTGCAAGGTGATCTACTGCCACCTTTGTGAGCTCATGGCCCTCGACTACTGGAAGACCGATGATCATTTCCAGACCGCCTTCTTGAAGTGCATCCAGCGAGTGAGTGGCTGTGGATAAGTTCTGTGATGTTGCTTCCATTCCTCGACAGCCTTGACTCTCTCGAGGGATATCATAATTGCCAGGCTCAGAGCCTTCGCTTTGATCTTGCCTTTGTTTGGATCTCGAGCATAGTCCAGGTATCTCTTCGCTCGAGCGAGCAATCGCTCCAGCTCTTCCTGGCTCTCAGGGAATTGGTCGGCATTCATCTGGTGATGCTTGCTCATGACTTCTTCCCCTTGCTTTGCTTCTGAGCAAATTTGTTGCACATCCCTGCAATCTGATCGAGCTCTTCTATACTGAGCCCCCAGTGTACAGGGATGCATATCATTCTATCTGCAAAATAATCGAGTCCGTCAAGACCTTTGCGAGCGAATGGCTTGAAGACAGTGTATTCATCATTCCGCTTGTGGACCTGATTCACCATCACGCCATTGTCAGTCATGTACTGCTTGAAGGCATCTCGCTCCTTCTTGCTCGGTAGAATCAGCGTGTAGAGCCACCAGGCTGATGCCCGATCTCCACCCTCATTCTGTCGAACAAAATACTTGTCCAGCTTTGAATCATAATACTGTGCATTGACTCGGTGAGCTTGCAACACATTGGCCACATGGTCCATCTGCACGATGCCGATTGTGGCTTGCAGATCATTCATGTGGAATTTGTATCCCCACTCTTCAATGTCCTGGTCGATCCTGGAATCAAGGCCAGACTTGCTTCTATCAATACCGAACCAGCGGAGCACCTTTGCTCGCTCGGCATCCTTCGGATCTTTGCATGTCAGTATGCCACCATCTCCAGTAGTGATGTGCTTGATAGCCTGCAGGCTGAAGCAGGTGAAGTCAGAGATCGCTCCGACCTTCTTGCCTTTGTATTCAGCTCCGAAGGCATGAGCAGCATCCTCGATCACTTTGAGATCATGAGCTCTCGCAATGCTCACGATCTGATCAAGGTCTGCAGGCATGCCACCCCAGTCCACGAACAGAATGGCTTTTGTTTTTTTGGTGATTAGCTTCTCGATGCTCTCGGTGTTTATGTTGCCAGTGATCGGATCTACATCAGCGAACACTAGAGATGCACCAAGAGATAATACTGGAAGATTGGTGGCTGTGCAAGTCATGGCAGTGGTGATCACCTCATCGCCAGGACCGATACCAGCCACTCTCATCGCAAGTGTCAGAGCGGATGTACCGCTATTGAGTGAGACTACATTCGGTGTGCCGAAGAAGTCTGCAAGTCTGCCTTCAAATTCATCCACCTTCTGACCTTGTGTGATGTAGCCACTGTGAAGAGTCTCCAGTAGTGGCTTGTCGATTGTCTGAGGTGTGTGTGTTTTGAAGAGCGGAATCATGTCAGATCTTCTCCGAGTCATCTTCCGCTGCAGTCACAGCTCCTTCAGTTATCACGAACAGGGCAGCCTGACTTGCAGCATTCTTGATAGCCGACAATGTGACCAGGCTCGGATCAATGATCCCTGCCTTGAATGCATCCACCACCTCGCCTGTGTAGAAGTCGATGGTCAGCTTCTTATCTGCGAGCACCTTCTCGAGATCTGCTTTGTCGAGCTCCAGTCCACTATTCTCTGCCATCTGCTTGATCGGCTCGAAGCATGCCTTCACGACAGCCATCAGGCCATTGCCATCTTCTGTGCTGAGATCCACATTCTGATCCTTCTGGACCTTTGTGGCAGCTCGGTAGAGAGCAGCTCCACCACCAGCTATGATGCCATTTGAGAGAGCAGCCTTTGATGCATTGATAGCATCCTCGACTCGGAGCTTCCGCTCTTCTCGCTCTGCCTCAGTGACACCACCGACTCGGATGACACCGACACCAGACTGCAGCCGAGCGATACGCTCATCGATTGCATTCTGCTCATAGGCTTGCTTGGAATTCTTCCGCTGTGCCTTGAGCTCTTCGATGCGAGCCTCAGTCTCACCAGCTCCACCGATGATAGTGGTCCGATCACGACTAGCGATCACTCGATCAGCATGGCCGAAGTCATCTGGATTGTATGTGTCTCGTGGATCTTGCGGATTATTTGGCAAGCGATTGCCTTCATCCCGAGCGAAGAAGCGAGCACCTGTAGCCTCTGCCATGTCTCGCAGCACCGCCTGGCCTTGCTCACCGAGAGCCTGGACCTTGATCGGAATCAGTGTGAATTTGCCCTGAGCCTTATTGATAGCACATGATGCCATCGCTTCCCCTGTGACTGAGTTGGCTATCAGGACACCAGACTTGTGGCCCATTTGAGAGATCACTTCCATCAAGCGGACAATCTCCATGCCATTCGTGAAGTCATGATCGGTCACGAAGATCGGCACATCGGTGACATCAGCTTCCTGCCTAGCAGGATTTGTGATGAATACTGGAAGCTGTATGCCTCCACGAAGCTCGATGCCTTCTGCGATGCGAGAGGTTGTCTCCTCGCCTTCACCATCTTCTATTGTCACCACGCCATTGCTGCCGACCTGGTGGACTGCTTCAGCTACTAGCTTGCCGACCACAGGATCGCCACATGAGATAGTGGCCACATTGATCAATGCTTCGAGATCTTTGGTCTCGACTACTTCATCCTTCAGAGCTTCCACGACTGCAGCAGCAGCTCGCTCGATGCCTCTGCGGAGCAGTACAGGATCTGCACCATTATTGATTTGCTGAAGACCATGAGTGGTCATCGCCTGGAGCAAGAGTGTGACTGTAGTAGTACCATCGCCAGCCACATCATTGGTCTTGTTGGCTGCAGCCTTTGCTGTCTTCACGCCAGTCTCCTGGTGTGGCTTGTCCTTCGGAGCGTGGAGCTCACGAGCGATTGTCACCCCATCATTTGTATTCACTGGTGGCCGATATGGATCGGTGTCCAGCGTGATGTTTCGGCCTCGTGGTCCGAGTGTTGTCTTGACTACATTTGCGACTAGATCGATGCCAGCCTTGATTTCAGTGCGAGCATCTGCTCCTGTCTTGACTTGCTTGCTCATTCTTTGTCCTCCGTTACTTTGCCGATGATGTCTGAGTCGGTGATGGAAGTGAGCAGCTCGCCATTGAAGTAGAGAGCAGTGTAGTCTCCAGGACTTAAAAGCACCAGCTCTTCTGCCTTGTAGTCAGAGTCTGCTGGAGCATGAATGATTCGGTAGATAGCACCATTGCGATCGCCCGATCCGCCTGTATCGAATTGTGATTTGTTTTCGGACTCGACCTTTTTGGTCAATATATTAGAGTCCACCATTTGTATTTGATACATATGTTTTGCACCTCCCATCGGTATCAATTTTGATTGTAGCACAAGCAGTTTTGAATGTGCAACAAAAACATTATTGAATTAGTTATTGTGTAGTAATTAGCATACTATAAGCATTCGTATAGAGCACCCCTTCCCCACTCCCCCTATGTCACCCTGAAAAATTCTCGTCATCTGTTTGACAGCTTGAAAAATATATGTCGGTAGGGCAGGGGAGTGCTCCCACCCCTGTTATTATTTGTTCGTGATTTGTTCGCTGTTTTAGCCAGCAGGGGAGTCGGGGAAGTGGTCTGCAGGTACTATTGCCACCTCTGTTCGGGGATTCACCCTGTCGAGTAGTACTCGAGAGCCATCATGCCCGATGATGATATTGAAGTTGTCATCCTTCAGCACACCTGCTTTGACTAGGGTATCCTGGATTCCCTCGTATAGAGCAGAGAGATCCACCACCCTTCTGGTCTGCATAAAAAATTTGCACACTAGAATGACTGGATAATCTATCGGCTCTGCTGGCTTCTTCTGCAGTGCCAGCTCATCCATTGCATTATTCCACCAGGATCGGTACTGAGCGGAATAGACCACGATCGATCGGCCATTCCGCCACACTACCTTTTGTGTGTTCTTCTTGACTATCGGACTGCCCGATACTGTGTAGCTCAGCATTCTGCCAGGCCCACGATCCACCACCAGACCACAGCCAGGAAGACCTCGCCTGCGATCGCCAGCCACATCAATACTGTGTACTCGAACAGCATGAAGATCAGGATCAGCCAGAAGCCATAGACCATCGCCAGTGCTATTGCGAGAAGCAGCACTGACCAGACTATGCACTTGATTATTGTTTTCATTTTTTGCACCCTCCAGGTGGACTGCTTATGCAGCCACCTCTTCTTTTAATGAGTGTAGTTTGAAGTAGACATCCTTGCAAGCTCTGACATCGGCCATCGCATCATGAGCACCCTCGAAGTCGTATCCCATGAAGTGAATGTGAGCCTCTGACAGTCTCGGATTTTTGTATTCCTGAGTGATGCCCTTGTCCTTGAAGAAGCTCGCCTGAGCTTCGCTGAGCGGTAGCTTCAGCAGATCTCGTGAATTGAGCATCGTGCAGAAGACCTTCGCTTCGATTAGCTGCTCCAGCCAGAAGGCTGCATATGGCTGATTCTGGACATCCTTGTAGTACTCAGCCTCGATCTGCATCAGGTCCATGTCATACTCGGCATTGTGTGCCACGAGCGTATCAGCTCGCTCGACCATTGCGAAGAAGGCACTGAGCCCTGCGACTCTATCGATGCCATACTGCTTGACCATCTCGGTCGAGAAGCCATGCACATTGCTGGCCTCTACTGGTATATTCTCGAAGCCTTCAGGCAGGAGCAACACATTGAGCTCTCCGACTGTCTTGCCATTATCATCTGTGAGCAGTGCTCCGATCTGGACCACTCGTGGTATAAAGCCACCCTTGCGAATCCCTGTGGTCTCTGTGTCAAAAAATAGTATCATGTGATTATTCCTCGTATATGTTTTATGATGATTTTGGAGGGGAGCAACACCTCCCCTTGCTCCCCCCAGTAACTCGCATGTGTGGATCTAGTCTTGCTCTTCAGCTTCAGCGATCAGCTCCAGGACTAGATTCCCGAGCTTGGCTTTTGCGGAAGTGATGTGGCCATAGTCATCGCTGACACGCTTCCACCTTCCATTGCCTTGTCGCTGCTGCACATAGAATGTATCCGACCAGTTGTCACGCTGGATGCGGAATACTGGGATCGTGATCTCAGTGATTTTCGCCATGTGATTGCACCTCCATTTTATCTTCTACCCTCCATCGGATCGACCTTCCGACTGTCATACTAAACTCTCTCCAGTATCTGCAAGTGCTCGAAGGGAATGATCACCAGCATTGTGCCTTTGACCATCTGCTTCTCGAAGTCGAGCTCATGCAGTAGTTTGCCATCAAAATAGTAATGGTCAGGGATAGACAATTCACCATCGGATTTGCGGACATAGGTGAAGTGTATCTCATTGTGGTATGTGATCCGCTTGGCATCCAGGCCGACCATCTTCTTGCCACCATTCCAGATCGGAGCTCTGATCTTGAAGAGGTTGCAGACAGTATCTCTCGGAAGTTGTTTGATGTCATTCATCGACTTGCTCCCCTTGAATTAGCTCCAGAGCCTTCTCACATTCTTCCATCCAGAATTTGTACCAGCCTATTCGAGTGTTGGTCCTGCGAATAAAATGATCTTTTGCCTTTGTCTTTTGTGTGTGTGCAAATGCATTGTATGCAGTTTTGCGAATCCACTTGTCTCTCCAGTATGGCCTGATGCAGTACGATCGCTCAGTCTCTTTGACAATAGGATACTCCCTGAGCTGGATGGCAGTATCGCCATCATAAGATTTGTATTCAATTTCATACCTATACAAAACATTCATGATAGTCTCCTGGACCTTCGAGGCTTCTCGCTCTGCAGTTTGTCGGCTTCGACATCGATTGTCTGCTGAGTGTTTTTGACTAGCTTGATCTTACACATAAGCACCCCCCCCCCGAAGATATCTCGCTGCTCATAACGATCCAGGATATACACATGCTTCCATTGGCCATTGAAGAAGAAGTATGCTCGGTCGCTCATGACTTCCTCCTGACCGCTGGCTCATCAGGGAATG